GTAATCTTAGTTACGATTGGATGTGAGTAAGGGCGACCCTTCTCGGTTGTAGTTCTACTATCGGCTGCAATTAAGCAGCCGTCTGGTTCTTGAATACCAATGATTGTTGTCATCGAACTGACCGCAATCTAGGGGGAGTCCACCTACTACTCGACTTGCGTCCGCGTGAGGGAGCTGGGCTCTTGGACTCCTTGCCTATATTTTTCTCAGCCCATTGACGAGCGTCTGAGTATGTTAAGTTTTCACGAGCCATGATTATGTGAATACCAGAACCGCGACCGTTGCATGCATAACATACCCAGACACCCTTGTCTGAATTCACTGAAGCAGATTTGTGAGAGTCATCGTGTATAGGACAGAGTATGGATTTCTCCCCACCAAGTGGTAGGTCTAATCCATAATGACTGAACACTGCTTGCAGGAACTCAGGCTGATTCATTTCTTAATACCAATTCCTTTCCTGATGGAACCTATACGCTTCGCACCAAGTGTCGTAACGATGGAGCACGTAGTCGTGTGCTTCCTGTGTTTGTTTGAGTAATGACCACCCTGGTTTTGCCCATAGTAATTGCCATACTCCACGAGCTCCACTCGATTTGTTGAGTGAGTCCTCGTTGTATCGGCTCTCCTTGTATGCAATCTGAATCGCACACTGAGCCTCGCGTTTGTTGTTTGTGAACTGCGCTATCGCAAACTCCACTCGGTCCCTCTTGTCCGCGATTACGGATAATCGTTTCTCGACTGTAAGTTGTGGTGATAATGCATGAGCTGGTGCTGCTATTGGCAGCATTGTTCCAACTAGTGTCACTAGCATTAACCGCATAGTTACCTCTTTTCATTTTGTGAAACTCTGTCACAGCTTCACTGATGTCCATTGTAACCTGCCTGTTTTAGCAGATTGACCCAGAGTTCCGCAGGCATTACTGCATACGACTCTGAGATATTAGATGTGCCACGCTTCTTAATTAACACAACGCCAGTTTCTGCATCGGCATGCGTCATCTCATCCTCCAGCTCTCTTAGATACTGGGGAATTCTAATTGCTTTTTCATTCTTACATTCTATAACAACACCATTGATGCCATCAATATCACCGACATCATCATGTCTACCCGCACCGTATGCGCGTTCAGCGCATGGGTAACCCATTGAACGTAGCCACTTAACTACATCACGTTCGTATTGTGAACCTTTGCGCTTGGATGGTGTGGTCATTAGCGTTCAATCGAAATCCAGAATGGTCCAAGGTCTAGATTAAAAGACCATCTATCAATACTAAAGCCTACTGCAAACCTACTAAAGCTATAACCAAAGTGAAACCAAACTGACTTAAATAATCTTACCTCTATCGAGTTAAACTTTTTCATACATAATCCTTTACATAGACTTCTTGAATAATTATATTTCTTTGCCGTCTAATCTGTCTACGCTCCATTGGCGTGGTTCCTCCCCACATTCCATGAGCTTCGTGCCTTACCGCCCATTCCAAACATTCATTCTTAACCACGCAACTATCACATATCTTACGTGAGAACCTGTATATATCTGTGCCACTTCCCTCCTCTTCAGGAAAGAAAAACTCAACACCGATTTCTCTACACAACCCCCTGGTTAGGTCTGGAAACTTCATTACGATTACCCTCTCTCAACAACTTGGTTGTTGCCAATAAGTTTTCAATTGTTATTAAGTAACCCTTGCTTTTATTCGGGGGAATATCACAAGTTATTTCATGACCGAAATTTCTTACTGCGTATCTTAGGCTATTAGTAGGAAGCATGATAACCATGTCCTCTAATACAAACGCCCAGTAATCAGCTTGCGTTACTGATAAACCAGACGGTTCCCAAGATTCGGATTTAAGATACCAGCATTCAACTTCAATGTAAACATTTCCAGTCTTATGCCATTTGCGGTCACGCTTTACTTCAACAGTCTTACCATTGGTTAAGAGTTGTTCAACAAGCTTTTCTCCTTCATGTCCGTAGGAGAAATCTAAATCAAAACTAGACTTTGTTACTTCCATTGGCTCATCGTCCTAGCCCTGAATAGTTCAGTCGATGAGTTGTATAGAGTCATCTTGCTAGCTTCTGCTGCAAGTGTTATGTATTCTTCAGCGTTAGGGTCAGCCTTGCCATGACGATTCTTGACGACGGCTACACGATAAACATTAGCAGCGCTATCCAGCGCCACAGATAAAACTAATTCTGGGAGAGCTGCAACCTTGCCCATCAGAGCTTTACGTGGCGCTGGGTAGTTTGGCTTAGACATCTTCTCGTTCTCCGAAACATGGTGAAGAACAATAAATGCAGTTTCATATTCACGTGCCATATAATGGAATGCAGACATTGCATCACGCAATGCTGTCCACTCGTTGTCGCTTGATGAAGCGACGTTCATTAAGTTATCAACATACACCGCTACAGGTGCAGAACCGTGCAGTTCAATCCACGCTTCAACCTCTTCCTCAATGTCTTGTAATGAGGGTGCTGGGTCAAAGGCAAACCGAACATGTCCTGCACCTTCAGCCAATGCATCTTCAAGAAGAACACTGGCTTCAGTATCCATGATTCTCTCAACGTCAGACACTTCTCTGTCCATGATGATTGCACCTGCACGAGTTGCGATTGTTCGGGAATCAGAGTCCGCTGAGATATATAACGCTGGAACTTTAGAAGCGATGGCATACCACAATGCAAGTAGTGTCTTACCGCCACCTGGCTGACCTGCAATTAAATGCAGCTGAGCCTGACGGAAGGCAACTTGACTAGCGGTAAGAGCGGGGAGCACCTCTGGTAATTGCTTACCAGCAGGTGACTCCACACCCACTACTTGCAATAGTGAACGCATTGTTAGCCTTTAGTCCAGATAGTTTCTGCTTCGGCAACGCCAGGCTTAAATGGCTTTGGTCCCTTGGCTGGGTCAAACCAACCAACGTAAGCCTTGCCTGCCTTTGATACGCCCTTCTTCTTAGCGTATTTGCCTCGACCGTCTGGTAGGTCTGGAGCATCTGGATGTCCATATGTCCATTCGTTACCATACTTATCTTTGACTACCTCAATTGATTGAGGTGATGACGACACTGGCTGAGGATTCATGCCAGCATCTTGGAGAGCCTGAATAGCTTGCTCCATATTAGGTGCGTAAGCACCACCAGTTGGTCGGTTAACTAGCAACGCTTGCAAACTTTGCGCTTCGTTGATTGCCTCAACTGCTGCCATTAGGTTTGCTTTGAATTCAGCAACTGTTTGACCGCGAACGGTAAACAAGTCCTGTCCATTCAGTTTGCCAGTGTATGAGAACGTAGATTCAGTCATCTAGTTCTTCTCCTTTTCTTTCCCCTTTGTAGGTATTTGTAGTGGGAAATCTTTGCTGCCCATTGCTGGACACTTTTCTTGGAATGAACACATCTTACAGTTTTCCCCAACAGATGGTGGGAACCAACCGCTAGACACGGAGTCATTCATTGCACCAAATACATAATCAAAATAATCCATGCTTAGGTGAGATAAGTCAAAGAGGTCATCGAGTTGACCTTGGCGTGTCATAAAGAAAGCGCCCCACTTAGGGCGAATGCCATACATCTTTTCAATACCGCTGGCATACAAGCCAGCTTGAATCATACCAAACGGTGTCCTAGCACCAGTCTTGAAATCTACAATTACCAAATCTTCCCCCACTTGGTAAACGATATCAATGACAAAGCGGACAGGTGTGCCTCCGAAATGCACACTTGCATCCCACTCGATGCCAGGACGACCGTCAGGCATGGTTGCGATTTTCCAACCAGACTGAGCATACCATTTCTGGTAACCCTCAACCTGCTTAAGTCCATCGCTCTGCCAGAACGCTAGGTCTTCCCCATCAGGACGAGCAGCTGTCTTGCGACCTGCTGTCTTCCATTCAGTGCTAGGAATCCCTGACTGTTCTTCAGTAATCTTAACAGATTCGTTAAATACGTCAAGCCATTTCTCAGTTAAATTCATCGCCATCATTCTCTCTCGGTATGTAGTCTGGATTATCAATAGGTGTAGGTGTAGTCATCGGCGACCCACATGTGGCACAGAATGAATCAGTGAACCACATAACCAGTTCATAGTCTTGGAAGATGGCACGGACGATTTGAATATTAGAACCACAGTTAATACACTCATTGCTGGGTATTCCCCGCTGGTCAATTAGATTCTTGTTGGGTTCTGTAGAGCTCATGGTTCAGCCATTCCAGCATGGAATGGACTGCGGAACCAGCAGCAAGATATACTGCGGGCTTCTCTGGAACCATAGCCACTTTGCTGAGGTAGTATTTTTGTGGAATATTTTTAACCGAGTTTATGATAGGGTTGAGGGGTGGAGGGCGGGAAAGGCTTGCCTGATGGCAAGCCGTGGTCGGACGGAGGATTATGAATGACGATGAATTCTTTACAAGGTTTAAGAACCTGTTTGATATTCACATCAGTAGGTTTCATAAAAGATTAGACGCAGCTAAACAACCAGAAAAAAATGAATACTGGGAGGGTTGGAATGCTGCATTGGATTGGGCTCATCGAATAGTTGATGGGGATAAATCAGCAGATTAAAAACAAAAAGAAGGGGGAACCGTTATGGTTCCCCCTTTCTTTCTGGCTCCCTACCATTCAGGTGGAGCTACTGCGAGCGCATCCAGCGTGGCTAAGTTGATGCACCCGACTGCTGGAATGGAAAGCGTATGCTGCAAACCTTTAAGCACTTCAGCTAAGGGAGCATCTAGCACATCATCTCCAGCGATGTTTAGCGCCACTCTTACCTTTGCTACCAGTGGGTGGCGCTCACCTGGACTAACCAGGGATATCAGTTTATTTTGTTCTATCATGTAATAGGTTGTTCGGTATCAATTGTCTGCAACTGAATAGTTACGATTCCACCGAACCCCTTTGCAAAAGAGGGAGGTGCAGTTTGCTCGAATTGAATAGCACGGATAGTGCAGACTCTTTCTTCTCCTGAAGAAAAGTCTTGGAATAATACCGCTCCTCCATTTTGTTCAACGCGTTCCAAATAACCAATGCGCTCCCATGGGTTTGATACTCGTGTGACTCCATTAGGGTCGCGCTCCTCTTCATAACATAGCATTGGGACAGTAAGTGTTCTAGAACGTAGTGGTGCTGGTAGAGCACGGCACTGCCATTCTTCCACCGATGGACCAGTAGTAGCATCTGATGTGCTTCTAGTTAAAGTTAGTTTAATTTCAAAGTGGTCTGCAGGTTGAAGACCAGCAGACAATTGAAAGTCTGTAGCTCCAACAAGTGGAATAGAATCAATTGATGTTGTATTGCCTTCTTGGTCATATACAGCAAAACCTACTTGACCGCTACCAGCGCAACGGACTGCAATAGATACTGGTTGTTTCTTCTCTGCAGTTCCCCAGCGAATCCAACCAGAACTAATTGTTCCAGATGTTGCTAGCTCTGTAGCATGTTCAAGCCATACTCCAGATGTTCCAACCATAAACTTTCTTGCAGAAATTCCTATAAAGCAAAGACCAATAACGTCAGATGAATTTGTTTCTAGGTCGGATGCATAAGCATAACCGTTGTCTATAGGCTGACCAAGGTCTATCTTCCATAAACCTTTTCGAGCGTTAATGGTGGTTGCTCTAGTTGCATAAACAAATCTTCCAGTGAATGCAACATCCTTAACATCGCCAGTTACGTTTAACGGTCCATAAGTAAATGATGTTCCATCAGTTGATTGATTACCAACACGAACACCAGCCGACGTAGCCATAACGACAAACTCATTTAGGTATGAACGAACCTGATTAATGGTTTCACCACGTGGTAGTTCGGCAATAACGATTGGGTCTTTAATTGCAGCCAGCGGAGATGTTTCATCTATTGAGAAAGATAGAACTCTTGAGATAGCGCCAAGCGTATAGCCGACAATGATTGCACTATTAAGTTCTCCGACAGTATTCCATACAAGGCTAGGGTCTTTGAATGTATAACGCTCTTCGGTATTTCCAATTGTTACTGGTGTTGAGTTTGGGAACCTTGATAATTCATAGACAACACACTGGGTATTGTTTTCCTTAACTCCAATAACTATACGGTCTTTAACAAAACCAATAGCCTGTGATTCAAAAGTAGTTGCAGTGTTTGG